GCGAGAGAGAGAGAGAGAGAGAGAGACAGAGATAGAGATAGAGATAGAGAGCGTTGCTGAGCTGGTAAGTCCCGCCAACTACGCGCAAGCGGCCGCCGCCGCACGGCGCGCCGCAAACTTTGGGATCAAGGTGCTGGTGTTTTCCGACCCGGCCCTGATGGCGCGCTGGCAGGCGCTTCGAGCACAGCCAGAATCGCAGCAGAGGCGGCGGCGAAGGCCTGAGCGCGCTTGATGCGCTGCTCGGCTGGGATCATGTCGTAGAGCTGGCCCAGCTCAAGCGCCCCAGGCGACAGGCCGCTGGGTAACAGCACTGGCTTGGCAATCAACATCTCGCCCGTGCCGTTCGCCAGCCAAGCGTAGGACACGCCCAGCGCTTCGGCCAACGCTGGCAGGCTGCCTTTGGCCTGGCGCATGCCGGCTTCGATGTTGCCGACCGCGCCCGTGGTCAACCCTGCGGCAATGGCCAGGTGCGCCTGCGTCCATTGACGCTGGGTGCGCGCGTGCTTCAGTCGCTGCGAGACGGTTTCCACAGCCTTGAGGCTAGCGACACACTTGTTGTTGCTTGCTACCACAGTTGTGATAGAGTCTCCCGCATGGAGATTCTTCAGACCGCAATCACCGCCGAGGGCGGCGTCAGCAAGCTGGCGCGCGCCATCGGCACGAACCCCAACGTCATCAGTAACTGGCATGTGCGCGGTGTCCCCAAAGGATGGCTGCGTTTGCTTGAACTGAAGTACGGGCGGACCCGCGCCAAGCGCCGCACCGAGCCTCTGCAAGAAGCGGCCTGATGACTCCCCAGGTTTCCCCCCTGAGCGCGCTGCGCTCTTGGCCCTCGGCAGCGTTGCCGGGGGCTCTTTTTTGGACACGCCATGTCTGAACAACGGGAGGCAGAGCTGCGCGGGATGGTCACGCGCAGCCTGCTGGCGAAGATTGACGCCATGTCGATGGTGGAGGGCACCACCCGCATCGACTGGGTGATCAAGGTCTTGGAGTCCGAGGCAGATCGTCAAATCCATAGAGCGACTTTGCTCCTGCGAATGGTCGGCGGCAATCCTCCAGGTCCGGGAAGCGACGGAAGAGGCACCGAGTGATGCCAAGCAACGCCGTTGCGCAAACGCAACCCGTCCAGCAGCTCCCGCTGTTTGACCTGCCGCAGGCCCGGCGCAGTGACCCTGTGACCAGCCACCAGGCCGCCGCCAGCGCCAAGGAGCTGCAGGCGCAGCACCACCGCGTGCTCGTGGCCTGTCTCAAGCGCTTTGGCCCGCTGGGAAAGGACGGCATCGCCGCGCGCACCGGCCTGACGGGCGTGGCCGTGGCCCGCCGCACCGCCGAGCTGCAGCGCGCCGGCCTCATTCAACCCACCGGCAAGACCGTGCTGTCAACAGCCGGCCGGCCAGAACGCGAGTGGAGGGTGGCATGAACGCACCAAGCAAGTCCCAATGGGGCCGCATCCGGGCCTTCTACCAAGGCCATGAGCAAGCGCTGCTGACCGAGCGCGCCGACCGCTGGGCCTTGGACCCCTACGAGTGGGCCATTGATGCTGGCATCACGCTGACGCCGATTGAGGAGGCGCTGTGGCAGGACCTGCGCCAGGCCGGGGTGGTGATGTACCCGCAGTACCCCGTGGGCCGCTTCTTCGTGGACTTTGCCAACCCCAAGGCCAAGGTGGCGATTGAGTGTGACGGCGCCCAGTGGCATCAAGACAAGGCCAAAGACGCGGCCAGAGATCAAGAGCTGCAAGGGCTTGGGTGGACGGTGTATCGCATCACTGGAAGCCATTGCGTCACGACTGAACGCGACGTGCAAGACGAATACGGGCGCCAACGTCATGAGCCCTCAGTGGCGCAGCGCGCAGTGCGCGACATCGCCCATCGGCACGGCATTTCAATGTTGGGCACCAGCCTCCCGGGCGCTCACAAGAACTGAAGGAGGCGGCCTATCAACTACTACCCCTTCAACGTCGGCGACTACGCCGCCCACACGGGTCATCTGGAGCCCATGGAGGACCTGATCTACCGGCGGCTGCTGGATGCGTACTACCTGCGCGAAAGCCCGCTGCCGGCCGACGTCATGTTGACGGCCAAGCTGATCCGCCTGCGGTCCATGGCCGCTGATGTGGAGGCGGTGCTGCGTGAGTTTTTCCAGCTCACTGAGGACGGCTGGCGCCACCTGCGCTGCGACAAAGAGATCGAAAAGATGCAGGACAAGCAGGCCAAGGCCCGCGATGCTGCTCAGCAAAGCGTGAAAGCGCGGAAAGCGAACGCTGAACGGGCGCTGGCAAATACACCAACGGACGCTGAACGGACGCTGGCAAAAGAGTCAACGGACGTTGAGCTACCAACACCAACACCAACACCAAATACTTCTTCACTACGTTCAGAAGTAGGGACGCGCAAGCGCGCCACCTCCCGGCCCAGCGATGTTGAGGAACAGACCTGGTCGGACTGGCTGGCACTGCGCAAAGCCAAGCGCGCCCCCGTCACCGACACCGTGGTGGAAGAGGCCCGCAAGGAAGCCGGCCTTGCTGGCCTGGCCCTTGATGCCTTCCTGCGGGTCTGGTGTGTCCGTGGCAGCCAGGGCCTGCGTGCTGACTGGCTGAAGCCAGCCGAGCTGCAGGCGGCCAGGCCGGTTGCCTCTGCCGAATCGTTCCGCGAGCGCGATGAGCGGCTTGCCCGCGAAAAGATGGCCGCCTTCCTGCCCGGCATCGCCGCCAAGGGTCCGGCGGCAAGCCGCAACGTGATCGACATCACCCCCGCCTTGCTGGCTATCGGAGAGTGACATGGCACTGAACCCGAAGTGGATCGACCAGATTTTTGCCCGCCTGTCCGTGCGTTACGGCAGTGCCTTTCTGGGCCGCTGGACGAATGCCGGCATCGACCTGGAACTGGTAAAGGCCGATTGGGCCGAAGAGCTGGCCGGCTTTGAGCGCAACCCCGAGGCGCTCAAGCACGCCCTGCAGCACCTGCCGGTGGACCCGCCCAACGTGATGCAGTTCCGCGCCCTGGCCAACGGCGCACCGCCGCCTGAGCTGCCCCGCCTGCCTGAGCCCAAGGCCGACCCAGAGCGCGTGCAGCGCGCCTTGCAAGCCGCCCGGCTGGGGATCAAGAGGGTGGCGTGATTGCCTGCATGGGGGGGTGGTGCAAGCAACGCCAGCGCTGCGCCCACTACCACGCCGACAGCCCCAGCATCGTGGAGCGCCTTTGTGGACCTGATGACGAGATTACGCCAATTGACCGAGAAGCTCACCGCCCGCCAGCAGGCCATCCTGGAGTTCATCCGCGTCCACCAGCCCGTGAGCAACGCGCAGGTGGCCGAGCACTTTGGCATCAGCGGTAGCACCGCCGGGGTGCACCTGATGGCGCTGAGCCATGCGGGGGTGGCGTGGGCCACCAGCTCGGGCCGCTGGGCGCGCTGGAAGACGGACAAGCCCTTTGCCGAGCCCAAGACCCCGCCGCGCGTGGCGCCGGTGAGCATCGAGCAGGTCTCGAGCATCTGGCACTACGCCGAGCGCTGTGCCCGAGTTGCATGACGGCACCGAGGTCAGCAGCTACAGCGAGGCCTGGCGGCATGAATGCGAAGCGCGCTGGATCCTCAAGCTGGGCAGCCTGGACGAGCGCCGGGCGTGGCTGCAGAGCCTGGAAAAGCGCCGCGGCAAGGCGCACGTCGAACAACTCAAAACCACGATGAGGAACCTGTGGGCACAACACCGAGCAGCAGTGACACGAGCCAGCGAGTAGGCCACCAGTACGCCCGCGAGCGCGGCATCGGCCTGCACAGCAACTTCATCTGCGCCGCCTGCCGCCAGTCGCGCATCACGCTGGGCCGCAAGCTCAAGCGCCTGCAGGGCGTGAAGCAGTACGTGTGCAAGGGGTGCCAGTGAGCGAGGTGCTGAAACTGCCCTGGCCGGTGATGCCGGCGCTCAGCCCCAACTTCCGCGGGCACTGGGCCGAGAAGTACCGCGCCAAGGCGCAACTGCGGGAGTCCTGGGCCTGGGAAGCCAAGCGCCAGGGCGCCAAGCGGCTGCCGGTTGAGGTCTTGAGCCTGCACATCACGTTCGTGCCACCAGACCGGCGGCACCGCGATCTCGACAACCTGCTGGCCTCCATCAAGGCCGGCCTAGACGGACTGGCCGACGTATGGAAAGTGGACGACTCGAAGTGGTCGCTGCAGATCACCAAATCTGGCGAGGTGGGTGGATGGGTCGAAGTTCAGCTGACATAGACCCGCTGGAGCTGCTGGTGCTGTGGTGGCGCGCCGAGCGCGGCTGGAGCCCCGTGGAGGGCTACCCCATGGAGTGCCCGTCCACACGCGGCTGGCGGGCCTCCAGGCAGTACGACGACGCCAACGGCGCGCTGGACACAGACGAGCGCGGCGCCCTCATCCGCCACATCGGCCAGGTGGTGGCTGGCATCCCCGACCCGTACCGCACCGCGTTGTACCTGGTGGCGCGCAACCGGGCCACAGGGGTGAGCGTGTGGCGCAGCGCCCGGCTGCCCGAGAACGAAGACGAGCGCGCCGAGCTGGTGGCTGATGCGGTGCAGATGTTTGTGGAGCGCGTCTAAAGCCTTGAACGCTTTTTCAAGCTGTGCTGAAATTCGGGCACCCGGCCCCTGCGCGAAACTTTTTCGTCAGGGGCTTTTTCTTTTGGCCTGCAGTTGCCAATCGGGCGTAAAGCTCACGGCAAGCGGCGTCACCGGCAAATGAGCCGCAGCTCTCGACGCGGGACTTGCCCCGCTAATCTCCCGGCGGATAGCGGCGGGCGAGAGCACCACATCACTTCGGACAATCCACATGGAACCCGAAAAACAATCAAACAATTCAAACCGAGGCGGCGCACGACCAGGCGCTGGCCGCCCCAAAGGCTCGCTGGACAAGGGCAACGCGCTCATCCGCGAGATGGTGGCTGACGCGCTGAACCGCGCCGGTGGGGTGGACTACCTGGCCCGCGTGGCCGAGAGCCACCCGGCGCCGTTCCTGGGCTTGGTGGGCAAGGTGCTGCCCATCCAGGTGACGGGCGAGGACGGCGGCGCGGTCCAGCACAGCATCCGGGTGACCTTTGGTTGAGGCCTGGTTCCCGCAGAAGCTGCAGTTCCTGTTCGAGCCGCACCGCTACAAGGTGGTGCGCGGCGGCCGGGGCTCTGGCAAGAGCTGGGGCTTTGCCCGCGCGCTGCTGATCATGGCGGCGCAGAAGCCCTTGCGGGTGCTGTGCACGCGCGAGATCCAGAAGAGCATCCAGCAGTCGGTGCACCAGCTGCTGCGCGACCAGATCGAGGCCCTCGGCCTGGGCAGCCAGTACGAGGTGCTGCAAGCGGAGATCCGCGGCAAGAACGGCTCGCAGTTCTTCTTCTCGGGCCTGAGCGACCAGACGGCCGAGTCCCTCAAGAGCTTTGAAGGGGTCGATGTCTGCTGGTGCGAGGAAGCGCAGGCCATCAGCCGGCGCTCCTGGGACATCCTGATCCCGACCATCCGCAAGAACGGCTCGCAGATCTGGGTCAGCTTCAACCCGCAGTTGGAGAGCGACGAGACGTATCGGCGCTTTGTGAGCAGCCCGCCGCCGGACTGCGTGTCCATCGAGATGAACCACGCCGACAACCGGCGCTTTCCTGCGGTGCTGGAGGCTGAACGCCAGCACGCCGAGGCGACGATGCGGCGCGAGGACTACGCCCACATCTGGGAGGGCCAGTGCAAGCCCGCGGTGGATGGGGCGATCTACTTCGACCAGATGGCCAACGCCGCAGGGCGCATCGGCAACGTGCCGCACGACCCGCTGCTCAAGACCCACGCGGTGTGGGACCTGGGCTTCAACGACTCGATGTCGATCATCCTGGCGCAGAAGGTGTCCAGCGAGATCCGCCTCGTGCATTACATCGAGGGCACGCAGCGCACGCTGGCCGACTACTCGGCTGAGCTCAAAGCCCTGCGCCTGGATGGGGAGCCCATCAACTGGGGCACGCACTACCTGCCGCACGACGGGTTTGCCAAGCGCCACCAGACGGGCAAGCAAGACGCCGAGATCCTGCAGGGCCTGGGTTGGAGCGTGCAGCGCACGCCCAACATGGACGTGGAGCAGGGCATCAAGCGGGTGCGCGACATCTTCAGCCGCGTGTACTTCCACCGCGACCGCACCGCCCGCTTGGTGGAGTGCTTGAAGCGCTACCGGCGGCAGATCAACGCGACCACGAACGAGCCCGGCAACCCGGTGCACGACGAGTTTTCTCACGGGGCGGACGCCATGCGCTACCTGGCCCTGAACGCCGACCAGATGACGAATGACACCTGGGGCGGCACCATCAACTACCCACGCCTGAGCGTTGCATGACTGAGCACGAGCAAATCGAGGCCACGCAAGTTCTGCAGGCCAAAGCCATCAAGGACTTGGGCGAAAAGCTGGCTCGTTTGGTGGTGGAAAACGCGGACCTGCGCGGCAACTTGACGTTGGCGCAAAGGGCGACGAGTGACACGTTGAAGCGTTACCAAGAACGAGAACGCGCGCTGGACAAGAGTTTGAAACAGGCCCGCCAGTCGCTGCAAAAGTACCGCGCCTATGTTGTCTTGCTGACGGGAACGTCCGCCATTCCGAAACCAATAGTCCAGGCGAAGAAACGCTAAACATCACCATGGCACGCATGTCTGACGATGAGCTCCGGTCGATCACCGACCAGGAGATGCGCCAGGCGGTGGGCTGGTACAGCGGCAAGCTGGCCGCCCAGCGCCAGAAGGCGATGAGCTACTACCTGGCCAAGCCCACGCTGGACCTGACGCCGCCGGAGATCGAAGGCCGCTCGTCCGTGGTGAGCCCGGACGTGCGCAACACCATCGAAAGCATGCTGCCGCAGCTCATGGTGAAGTTTGCGGGCTCCGAGCGCGTGGTGGAGTTTGAGCCGACCAAGCCGGGCGACGAGCCCAAGGCCGAGCAGTGCACGGACTACATCAACCACTGCTTCCACGTCAGGAACAACGGCGAGCTCATCACCTACAACTGGATGAAGGACGCGCTGCTGAGCAAGAACGGCATCGTCAAGGTCTGGTGGGATGACCGCCGCGAGGAAAAGCGCGAGGAGTACCGCAACCTCAACCAGGTGGAGCTGGCGGAGCTGATGGACGATGACGAGGTCGAGGTCATCGAGCAGAAGAGCTACCCCGACGAGCAAGACGCCAAGCAGCGCGAGCAGGCCCTGCAGCAGCTCCAGCAGCAACTCCAGCAGGCCGGCCAAGCCGCCCAGGCGGGCGACCCGCAGGCGCAGCAGGCGGTGATGCAGCTGCAGCAGCAGATGGCGCAGATCCAGGCCGCCCCGCCGGTGCTGGCCTACGACGTGGTGTGCAAGCGCACCAAGATCCAGGGCTGCGTGCGGGTGGAGAACGTGCCGCCCGAAGAGTTCCTGATCTCGCGCAAGGCCAAGACCATCGAGGACGCCAGCTTTGTGGCGCACCGCGTGGCCAGGACGCAGTCGGACCTGATCTCCATGGGCTACAAGAACGTGGACCAGATCAGCGGCGACGACCAGTCCACGGCGCTGAACATGGAGCGCATTGAGCGCCTGGGCAACGACGACGAGCTGGCCTACCTGCAGGCCGACACCATCAGCACGCCCGACGACTCCCAGCGCATCATCTGGGTGACCGAGTGCTACGTGCGCTGCGACTACGACGGCGACGGCATCAGCGAGCTGCGCAAGGTGACGCGCGCGGGCAACCAGATCCTCGACAACGAGATCGTGGACTGCGCGCCGTTCGTGAGCATCACCCCCGTGCCGATGCCGCACAAGTTCTTCGGCCTGAGCGTGGCCGATCTTGCCCTGGAGGCGCAGAAGATCAAGACCAACATCCTGCGCGGGATGCTGGACAACATGTACCTGTCGATCAACGGCCGGTACTTCGCGGTGGATGGCCAGGTCAACCTGGACGACCTGCTGGCCTCCCGGCCTGGTGGCGTGGTGCGCGTGAAGCAGCCCGGCGCGGCGGGGCGGCTGGACCAGGGCATGGGGGACTCTCAGCTCGGCATGTCCATGATGGAGACCATGCAGGGCTTCCTGGAGGACTCCACGGGCTGGACGCGCTACAACCAGGGGGCGGACG